TTTTCCAGCGAAACCTCTAATGTGATCTTCAAGAGCTTTAACTAATTCTACAGTTACATCACCAGATGTTACAGTAAATAAGTCAGCAACTGTTTTACCAGATTGATCTACGAATGCCTCACCAGCTTCGTTAATTTTGTAGATGTTAAATCCATCAATTCTAGAAGTACCAACTAATGTAGCACCTGCTTGAGTTCCACCAGTAGCACCATCTAAATCAGCTAATGCTAAACCAGCACCAGAAGCTTTAACGTAGGTTGGAGCAACAGTTCCATTTCCACTACCGTTTGTACCATCTAATCTACCACCTTCGTATACGAAGTCTAGGTAAGATAATAATCCCATTGGACCAGCCATAGGAACTACAGGTACTAAATCAAGACCGATAGTTTGAGCAGCAACTTGCATTGCTAAAGGTAATAATGAAGGAGCCTTGTCTCCAGAACCATTAACAGAAGAAATTCCGTTAGTGATATTTGAAGGTAAAGTTGTAGCGCCCATACCGTGAAGATTCATTGAAGGATCTAAAGACATGAAAGACGCATCTTCATATAATTTGTGGTTGTGACAGTAAGTCGACATCCATGCTAATTTCTCAGCATCATTGATACCAGTCGCAGACTCGATAATTGGAGCCCATGTTGATCTGATTTCAGATTCATTAATTAAATTTGCCATTTTTGTTTAATTTATTTTTTAATGGTTTTTATGTTTCGTATTCTTACGAGTTTCGATTCTATTCAGTTTTTTGCTTCTTAACTGATAATCGATATGTTGTTATTGTTTGATATTATTATATATCTATATTATTTGTGCGAAAATTTAAAAAATTGATTTTTTTAAAAATTATTTTTTAAATCTTTTTGCAATTTGTGCAGCTATATCTACTGTATCGTATCCAACTGCTGGTTTAACCTCAACTTTAGATTCATTTATCATGTTTAACTTTTCCATTACTGGAGCAGTTTCTCTAAGGTCTCTAGTTTGCCAAAAGTTTCTTACTTGATATTCAGTCTCTAACTTATGCATTTTAGATTGCGCCATGATTTGGTTCTTTTTACCTTCAGATAATTTAGTCCAAGTTTCATGGTATTCAGCTGGCATCATTGAAATAACAGTAGGTGTAGTTTGTTCTACATTTTTAGCTCCCATTAATGCGTTACTCCATAATCCCAAGATTTGTCCTTCAGTTAAATAACCTCTTCCTTCAACAGATGAAATCACTTTAGATTTTTCTTCAGTTGATAACTCATTGAATTCATTTCTTTTTGATTCAGAAATAAATTTAAAGAATGATGGATCAGATGTAGCTTTTACTTTAGAGCTTTCAATTAAGGCCTCTAATTTAGCAGTAATTGAGTTTTTGTAAGCCTCCATTGCATCAATCTCTTCACCTTCAGCATCTCCTTCGCCTTCAAGCTCATCTTCAAGCTCTTCGCCTTTATCATCATCGATTCCACCTTTTACATATTCAGTACCGTCAGCATCTTTAGATGGTTCAGTTACGTCTTTAGTTTCGTCTTCTAAATCTTCAGCTTCAACTCCAGCTTCAGAACCAGCTTCTTCTGATTCTTCAATCTCTTCACCTTCAGCATCTCCTTCGCCTTCAAGCTCATCTTCTAATTCCTCTCCTTTGTCGTCTTCAATAGATCCATCAGAATATTCTGTTCCTTCTGCATCTACAACGTCTCCAGAAACGTCTTTAGCGTCGTTTTCATCTTCAATTTCTTCAACCTCTTTACCAGCTTCGTCTTCTAATAATAGGTTAGAGTTTACAGTTTCAGCAACGTATTCAGCATATTCAGTAACTTTCTCTAAGTTCTCTCTTAAATACTCGATGTACTTAGTTAAGTTTTCATGAGTTGTAGCACCTTCATTATAAGATTCTGCTAAATAGTTTGTGTAGTTTTTAATTGAATCAACGCTTTCCGCGATATGCTCAGAATATTGAATAGAGTTATCCAATGTTTCTGCAAGTTTTTCTGAGTAAGAGATACCTTGATCTGCTTTTTCAGCAATGTGTTCTGAGTATGAAATTGATTCATCCAGCTTCTTAGCTAAATAATCAGTGTACTCTTTTAATGATGTTAATTGAGAATTAGTAGACTCTGCATCTGTTAAAGAATTCATACCCTCTTTAATGGTTTTGATTTCTCCAGAAAGATACTGAGAGTATTTATTAAAATCCTCAACCGTAATAAATTTAGACTCTGCCATTTTTGTTTCGTTTATATTTTGAATTGGTTGTTTTTCATTTGTATTATTTATCTCGTAAATAAATAGATTGTTTTCATTAATGAATCCATAAGATTCATTAACTCTTTTTAATTCTGCATTCTCAAACCCAGGATCTGCTACTAAATCATAAGTAAATAGTTGTTTGATTTTTACAGTTCCATTTGATTCAACTGCTCCCGCAGCTCTACTTGAAATTTGTAGGGGAACTCCAGCATCAACAAGAGCCTTTGCCTGTCTTCCAGCCTCTGTATCTAATAGTCTGATACGCCCTTTAACTTGTTTTGTTTCTTTATCATATGCCAGCTCTTCAATAATATGTGATACATTTTTAAGAGAAACATCAAAATTACTAGGGTGATCAAGTTCACCTAATAATTTGCTTGATTTAATTTTTGCTTGAAGAGATTCAATCTGTGGAAGATATTCAGATTCAGTGTAGATTCTATTATTCTTGTTCTTTTTGTCAATTTCTCCAAAAATACCTTCTAGAATATAGACTCCACCGTCCTGTTTAAACTCTAACTCGGTTGATGATCTTTCAAGGATCAGTAAATTATTAGTCATATTATGTTATTTTATTTATATTGTATTATATATCAACTTAAAAAGATGAAAATTTCAAAAAATTATTTAAATCTTGCTAAATCTATTTAAATGTCTAAATCTCCTAAGCCATCATCATCAGATCCTTCTTCCTCTTCCTTCTCTTTTTCCTCCTCCTCAGTCTCTTCAGCGTTTTTCTCTTCTTGATACTCGAGAAAGAATTTTATAAGTGTTGAAATATCTTCATCGGTAAAAGATCCATTACCATATTCATTATAAAAGTATTCTTTAAATTCTTTTTCGGTTTTGCTTGAAAGTATTGCACCAAGTATTTCAGTAGATTTAATCTCAGAACCATTATCTAGGGTAATGTCATCAATAACTACTTTAGAATCTTCACCAGCATCAATTGCGCCCTCTTCAATTTGCGGAGCATTTAACTCTTTAGAAAATTCTTCAAATGTTTTTATTTTTTTCATTGTACTAATTTATATTTATAAACTATATATCATTATATTACATTCCCATATCCATTGGATCCACTTCAGGTTCTTCAGCCTTTTTTGCATCTTCTCTCTGTTTATAAGCCTCATTTGCTGCTTTATCATCTGGGCTCAACTTCAAGTATCTATCAACAAGGAACTCCATGTTAAAGTATGGCATCTCTTCCATTGTAACTGGATCTGTTTTCATCAGAGAATCCTGCATTGTACTAATAAAGTCTAGTCTCTTCTCCATGATTTCCATCTGCTTTAATTCAGCAAACATGTTTTCTTCGTGGAATTGTAGTGCGATTTGAGTTTTAAACCCTGCATCATCTTTAAATTCAGGATATTTAAGACACATTTGAATCCATAGGGGTTTAACCAGCACCTCTTGGAACGAAGATCTAAGTCTTTTAACAAACTTAGAGAATTTGATCTCATCTCTAATCATACCATCTGCTGCCAAGTTAAAGTCTCCTCCACCGTCTTCATACATAAATCTATTGTAAGGAATCTTTGAAACTTGTTTAAGTTTATCTGTGAAATATTTTAAGGCTTCAGTATCATTAATGTCTGGTCCTTCACCACCAAGAGTTTCAATCTCAGGTTGTTCTCCGTCCTTACTAGGCAACCAATATTCTTTATTGAATTGTAACATTGGTTTTCCATTAGTGGTCAGATTTGCACTGTCCCAATCAAAATCTACAATCTCTTTATAGTTATTCATTAACTGTGCAAGTGATTGTTTTGCTCTAGTTTTAGATTTACCCCCAACTGGGATAATAAATTTCATTCTATAAGAAGAGTTTGTCACAGCCCAAATAACTCGGGTATGTTCCATGATTCTCATTAGGTTGAATGCTCTTACAAGTCTTTCAAGGTAAGAAACTCTACTCGCTGTTGTAATTGAAGAGTATGAAATGTATACAATTTGAGAATCATATAATTTTCTCTCTTTCATTGGATCATCTTTAAATTGAATCCAAACTTTTTTACCGTCTTCGTGGTTATATCCTGGTACAAGTGTTATTGGGTCTATTTCTTTAAAACCAATAATCTGTGTCATTTCTGGATTGTAGATAATCTCAAATGATAAATAACCATCAATTAACCATTTTCTAAAGAAATACCATGCAGATTGATCCTGGTTAAATCCAAAATACTGATAAATTTCTCTATATGATTTATTAAGATATTTTTGAACCTCTTCTGAAACCTCCATACCAATAATTTCTGGATTGGCAAAGAAATTTTTATTATCAAATACAATTGATTCATCGCAAAGAATATCTAAAATGTCCTCAATCTCATCATGTTGAGAGAATTTTCTAAGTTCATCACGTTTTGCCTGGTATTGCTGATCAAAGAATGGTACGTTTTTACGCATATTTGTATCAGCCATAGAAAGGGCTGCAAATGCGCCATACATATCATCATTGTCAAGTCCAAGGGGGTTCATTGTGCCATATCCAAATTGATCCTCTACTGGACCAATCGCCTGAGACTGTCTAAGTACTAAGTCATCATAGTACATTCCAAATGACGATAACTTCTTAAGTGTATCGCTTAAATTGAATGTTTTTTTACCAGTACTTAATGGACCATTTCTATCTACAAATCCTGCCATTATATTATGTTATTATTTTAGTTATATATCTATTTTTTATAGACTGTTCTTAAACAACCTTTTTACTTCATTTATTGTTGTTCCTTCAAGTTTAATAAAATCGCATAGTATTATTTCTGGCCATTTTTCATAGGCAACTACTGCTTGATTTATTTTTCTATCGGGTCTATATTGTCTTAGGGCAAATCCATATCCTTCAGAATCTAGAAAGGCTTTCATACCATCATATGTTATTCTTAAAGGTCTTTGATTTATTGCATCTCCAGATTTTCCAACTGATGCAGATTTTATTCGACCTTCCATCATATCATATAATCTATCCAGTAATCGTTCTTTAAACTCAACTGGAAGCAGGTTAAGATTAACCCCAAGATCAGTTTGACCTTTTTGTTCTATTGATAATACAACTGGGTTTTTATCCCACCATGGTAAGTTTTCTGTGATTGGTCTATATTCAAAAACATAAATTTTTCCTGGTAGGAATCGGTCTCTGGTTACTTTAGCCTCTTTAATTGCTCTAGATTTTATTGCAGAATTAAACCATTCCTCAGCAGCAGTTCTAGCCTTTGCTTTACTATCTGATTCTTTAATTAATTCTTTAATTCTTTTTTTAATGTAACCCATTTTTAATTGTGTCTTCAGTTAGGACAATAAACTTCCAACCTCTTCCATCTGCATATGTTTTTGCAGCATTATACTTGTCCATATTTTTTACGTATTGCTCTGCTAGAAACTTATATGAACTTAATGCCTTTTTAGAATTCTTTGTTGGAGGCTTAGGTTTTGTTATCTGATCTTTTGGTTTAATTTCTACTAAATACTCTTCATAACTATTATCCTGTTTTAATTGTTTAAAATAAAAGTCTGGATAATATGAATGGCTCTTATTTGTTTGTCTTGACCAATATTGAATTTCAATAGGTTCGCTAGACCAATGTATTACTTTATCATTTGAGTCGCACCAAATCATAAATTTATATTCCCATGAGCTTCTGTATATTATCGGCTGAGGTCCTATATATTTTTCTGGATTTTGAGGATTAAAATATCCTTGTTTAAATCCTGATTTTTTTGTTGGTTTGTTATTCTTTATTGACATTTAAATTGAATAAATACCAGTACTATCATCACCTCCTGAAGAGTCAATTGAGATAGTTCCTTTATATTTTTGAGGATGTATTTTATTCCAACCTTTTGCATACCCGCGTTTAGCAATTTCTGTAAAATATGCAAATGCATTTGGATAGTCAGGGTTAAAATTTCTCCAATATTTTAATAAATCTAATATTGCAAAAGATAGGCAATCCTGTCGATCATCATCATTAACATATGACATCTTTCTAATAGCCCTTTCTGCCAATAAGATTAACATCTTTTCAGCAGTTGGTGTTAATTTATCAAGTTCTTTAGATTCGGACATTGCTGCATGAAGATCTTTATTATTTAAATAGTTTTTGCTTTTAGCCACAATTTATGTATTTAGTTTATAGTATATTATATAAGATTAATCCGTTTTGTTTAATCCTGGTGATTAAATAGAAAAAGGGACGCTTTGCGACCCTTTTATAAAGTTTTTATTTATAATTATTATTCAGCTACATCATGTAATTCTGGATTTAAAGCTTTACTAATACCTTTAATAGATCCTAATTTTTTACCTAAATCTTTTTTAGCTAATTCTTCTGCCCTTTCTTCAGCGTTTGGTCCTTTTTTAACAGCCACACGATATGAAGCTAAATATGCACCATCCGGTTCTTGAATACGTAAAGCATAAACCACGTGAGTTCTTGCCATTTTACCACCATCAGATTTACCTTCAGAAATTCCTGTTAATTCAGCAATCTTAGATTCCCAAACTTTAATTTCTCCTGAAATTAAATTGTCAGCTGCTTTAATTTCTTCAATTGATTTATCAGCCTCAGCTAAAAGACCTCTTTGATCTTTTAAGAAAGAAATCATTGATTCATATTTTGCAATATTTTCTTCAATTTTAGCAAGTTCTGCAGCCTGTCCTTCAACAAGTTCGCTTAAGAAAGTTGCAGCGCTTTTTCCAGTTTTTTCACTAACATAATCAACAACTTGATTTGCATTATCTGCTTTAAAGAAATTAGAGATTTTGTTTTCTGTATTTAATCTTGCGACAAATACTTTTTCTTCTAATTTAAATACATTAACTATATTGTTGTTTCCTTCAAATGTAGCAGCAAAATCTAAGTTTACAAAGTTTTCTAAAAGAGTTGGAAGAGATTCAAATAACTCAGCTTTAGTAACATCGTTATATCTTACTGCTCCAGATCCTAAAACATGTTTTGAGAAAGAATTTTCAATAACTGATTCATTCATTGAAAAGTTATTTTCTTTAAGGTTAAATACAAATTTAGAAGAACCGTGAAACCATTTAATAGTTTCGTTTCCAAATTCAAAAGATTCAAATGCTGCAATTGCACTCTTTAATTTTGAATCGATTTTGTTTCCTTCAATTTCCTTGATTTCATTTGAGTTGTCCATTTCAAAAACTCTTCCGTTCATATAGAACTGAAAAGATTCATTAACTTTAACTAATGGTGATAAAATATTCGTCATCATAATTTTTATTTTTATTTTATTATATATCTTTTAAATTTATTTAAGTTTGTCTGATTCATCAACTGTAATACTACTAAATTGATTTGTTTGATTATTAACAGTAATAATAGAACTTGACGTTAATTCAAACATTCTATTTCCAATGTGCATTTCAGTATTATTTTTACTGCCACTTCTAGAATTACCGCCATTTTTAGAATTAGCACCTGGGCCATATAATCCATTATCAAATGAAGGTAAAAATGTATTGACTTCAATTGGAAAGACTATTTTATATTTATCCTTGTCTTCAAATGTAAATTCAATTGGTTTTTGTACGTCATAATCCTCTGACATTGCATAATATGAAGATAATCTATAAGTACCCTCATCTAAATGTCCAACTTCAACATTAAAGTAGTTTGACTTGTATAGTGTTTTAACTATTGATTCAGTTATTTTAAAAGCATCTAGTGTTGAACTTACTAAAATTTCGACATCAAATCCAATATTTAATGGTATCATCTCAAATTCAGCAACATAACCCTGCATAGCTCCATTCTCGTCCATTCTGGTGTAATTACCAACAGTTCTTTTATTAACTAGTTTTCCGGAATCTATTG